ACCCGGGGAGTTATGACCCCGCGCAACATCATCCGTGGCTCCTTTGAGACAACCCACATCCTGTACGACGAGGACAGCCCGGACGCTGTGATCATTGAATACTATGATGAACGGACCTGGGAGCGCAACGAGGTTCTTTGCAAGATTGACGGCAGCACCGAGGAGAACCCCGCCCGCATCCAGATGTTTGGGGTGGTGAACCGGACCCACGCCTGGCGTGAGGGCATCTACCAGGCAGCCGCCAACCTGTACCGCCGGGTGTTCGCTTCCCTCACGACTGAGATGGAGGGCAGGCTGCTCATCCGGGGCGACAGCGTGGCTGTGTCCCACGACATGGCCCGCTGGGGCCAGAGTGCCGAGGTTGAGGACTGGGACGTCACCACCCGCGTCCTTGGGCTCAGCGAGCCGGTTGACGCCATCACCACCGTTGTCGGGCTCAGCGACCGCCGGGGGAAGCTCTGGGGACCAGTTGTTGTAGCATCTGTTTCAACAGACGGGTTCAGCATCACGCTGGACGCGGGTGACCTCTCTGCTGTTGAGGGGCTCATGGGAGTGATTCCAGTGTACCTCGGGCTGGAGCAGGAGCCCACCCGGGCGATGTGCGGGACCCTCGACACGTACAGCAGGAAGTTCAAGGTGGTGGGGAGCACTCCCGACAAAGGCGGCACTGTCCAGATGGTGCTCACCAATGATGACCCGCGTGTGTACACAGCGGACCTCGGGACGCCTCCGGCTGAGGTCAGCCCCTACGGCCCCGGGACGGTGCCGGACGCACCCGTTGTGTCTGGGCTCTCAGTCAGCCAGAACCCCTCCAGCCCCTCCAGTCCCGTCCTCCTGGACGCCAGCTGGAACGCGGCAGCGGGGGCAACGTCCTATCTACTCCAGGTCAGCCCGGACGGGCTGACCTGGGACAGCGTCTATGACGGCCCCCTCACGTCAACCCAGTTCACAACTGAGGCCGGGGCTGTATATGTCCGTGTGTTCGGCATCGGGGAGTTCCGGGGCCCAGCAGCTGTCCCCTCACCAACTCCAGTCACCTACGGCACGCCCACGCTCCCCCCGGGGCAGCCCCAGGGCCTGTCCGTTGAAGCAGACACCGGGGCAGGAGTTCTTTCAGCCAGTTGGGGCGCAGCCCCCAGGGCCACGAGCTACCGGGTTGAGGTCTACACAGACACCGGCGGGAGCGTCTACACTACGCTGGTCCTGACCCGGACCCTGGCGGGCACATCTGTCCTGTTCACTTCGACAGACATCACTGCCGCTGGGGGACCTTGGGACGCCTTCCGGCTGGTGGTGACCCCCATCAACACTGTTGGCGAGGGTACGCCCCTGGGCGAGACTGTCACGGATGTAGTCATAGACCCTCCCGCATCAGTCAGCCTGGTGACGGCCTACAACGGTCAGGAGGTGAACGCCCAGTGGACGCCGGTTGTGGCCGCATCATCCTACAATGTGGAGATTTGGGAGAGTGCGACCCTGCGGGCCACTTACACCATCACGGGCACCAGCATCGTTGTCACGGGCAGCTCGCTCGCCTCAGCCGGGGGGCCTTGGCGCTCCCTGGAGCTCAGGGTCAAGGCGCAAAACGGGACGCTGGTGAGCTCTGCCACGACCCTCGCCATCAACGACACGGCCCCGGCTGTACCAGCGAACATCTCCACCTCCTCCGGGACCGCCGGGGAGGTTGACGTCAGCTGGGATGCCTCCACCAACGCCACGGTGTACGTCCTGTATGCTGACGGCACCTCCGGGTTCACCCCTGGCCCATCCAACGAGGCGTTCCGGGGTGCCGCCCTGGGCGTCAACATCTCCGGCCTGACCCCCGCCTCCACGGTGTACTTCCGCCTGGTTGCTGAGGACAGCTACGCAGGCGGGGACGGCTACAACACCAGCGCTGAGTTCAACCAGCTGGTTTCATAGGGAGACGCACAGTGAACATCAGCAACTTCGACATCCAGAGGCTCCTGAAGGCCGGGGGCCGGTACGGGGGAGCCCTTGATGGGGACCTCGGGCCTAAGAGCATGACAGGCGTCAACGGGCTGCTTGAGTCCCGGGCGGATGAGGCCGCGGGCCAGTACAAGCGCTGGGGGGAGCGCCGGAGGGCCATTGCGGCCTTCCAGCTCATCCTGAAGCACGCGGGCTTCCCGGACGTTGGAGCGATTGACGGACTGGTTGGGCCCGACACTGTCCAGGCGTACAGCGAGTGGGACCACCTCCAGCGGGAGGGCGAGCGCCCGGCACCCTGGCGTCCCGACGATGAGCCGGAGGACGGCCCGGTTGTTGAGAACAGCTGGGGCCGACAGCGGGACATGGACAGGCGCTTCGGGCCTGCCGGGGGGGCTCAGTGCACGGCGGGCAAGGTGAACCTCCCGTTCAGCATGCGTATCGCCTGGGACAAGCGGTCCACTGTCCGGCGCTTCTCCTGCCACGAGGACGTGGCGCAGAGCGCTGAGAGGGTCTATACCAGGGTGGCGGGTGCCTACAGCCCGGAGGACATCCGGCGGCTGGGCATTGACCTGTTCGGGGGCTGCTACAACTACCGCAAGAAGCGGGGCGGCTCCACGCTGTCCACGCACGCCTACGGCCTGGCCATCGACACAGACCCGGAGCGCAACCAGCTGAGGTGGACCCGGGACCGGGCACGCCTGGCCCAGCCGGATGCGGAGGAGTTCTGGAGGTGTTGGGAGGCTGAGGGCTGGTTGAGCCTGGGCCGTGCCCGCGACTTCGATTGGATGCACGTCCAGGCTCCGGGGCTGTGAAATGACAAAAGAGAAAAAGACCTACAAGCGGGAAACAGCAGTTGTCCAACTGGTCCTCCACTGGGCTCTGGTGATGCTGATTGTCTACATAGCAGTGGAGAACCCAGAGCGACCGCTTGACGACCTCGTTGCCCTGGCGACTGGCCTTGCCGTCTGGGTGTACGGCTTCGCCGCAACCGCCTTCGGGATGGATGCTTGGGCCAAGCAGGTCAAGCAACCGCAACCCGACAGGTCCCTCCAACCCCCTGACGGATACGCCTCATGACCCGCATTTACGTCCTCCTGGCCCTGGTGGCCGTCCTCGGGACCTCTCACGGTGGAGCCTACCTGAAGGGCCGGTTTGACGGGAAAAGCGTTGCCGAGGAGGCAGCCCGGGAGGAGGTCATTGAGCTCAATGAGGAGCTGCGTGTTGCCGAGGAGGCAGCCCGGGAGCGCGAACAGCAGCGCCTGGCTGAGGTTGAAGAGCTGGAGCGATCAATTGAACAACTGAGGAGAGATGCCGATGCGGACCCTGATGCTGAGCGTCCTGCCGTGGGTGTTGACAGCGTGCGCCGCATCAACTCCATCGACTGAAGAGCTGCGGCTGGACCCACCCCCTGCCTCCCTGACGCAGGCCTGCTCCCGGGCCTCCCGCCTCCCTGTCCGGGTGTTGACGCAGGCTGAGGTTGAAGCGTTCTGGATAAGGGACCGTCAGAGGCTGTCCGCCTGCCGGTCCCGGCACACAGGTTTGACTCAATGGACAATAGAAGTGGTCGCAGCCGTCAATGGGCCGTCTTAACTTAGCGGTGTGCCGTCTTAACTTCGCGGCCCACATCCTGCCCTAAGTTAAGACGCACAAGTGTTTGAGAACCTTGACTGAATCTGCCCCGTCTTAACTTTCTTAACTTTCTTAGGGTGGTTTCACTTCGCCCGACAGGGAAGTTAAGACTGCCCTCCCCTATTTAAGTTAAGAAAGTTAAGTAAGTTAAGTTTTGCCTGGGGGGTCAACTGGTTATGCGGAACGACTTGCCTGTGGGCCGGTGTGCGAAGTTAAGAAAGCCGTTCCGCTGCGCCAGCCCTTTTGGGCTTCCTTTCCCGCCCTCCCCCGGGTAGGATCGGGGCCTGAGAAATGGAGGACCCCTTGAGCTACCAGTTCCACACACAACCGTTTGCCCACCAGGCTGAGGTCTGGGAGGCGTCCCGCAACTTGAACGCCTTTGCGGCCTTCTGGGAGCAGGGCACCGGCAAGTCCAAGCTGACTATTGACACCCTTGGGTACCTGTACACAGAGGGCGAGGTTGACGCTGCGATTGTCGTTGCCCCGAATGGCGTCCACCGCAACTGGATCACCGATGAGCTCCCGACCCACCTGAGCCCGGACATTCCACTGCGCGCCCACGCCTACTCCGCCCCCTCAGCCGACACCAAGTGGCATCAGGCGGCAGTGGGTCAGCTGCTCACCCACAACGGCCTCCCCCTCCTCGCCATCAGCTATGATGCCTGGATGACGGACAGGGGCAAGAAGGCGGTGTGGAACATGATGCGCAAGCGGCGTGTCCTTCTCACCCTTGATGAGAGCCACCGCATCAAGACGCCCTCCGCCCGGCGCACCCGCTCCATACTGGCCGGGGGCAAGCATGCTGCCTACCGCCGGGTGCTCTCCGGCACCCCCGTGACCAACGGCCCCTTCGACATCTACACACAATTGGCCTTCCTTGACCCGGAGTTCTGGAGGCGTGAGCTGGACATCGGGAGCTTCACGGCCTTCAAGAGCTTCTTTGGCGTCTGGGACAAGGGTTGGAACAACGCCCAGAAGCGCGAATTTGACATGCTGGTGGGCTACCAGAACCTGGAGCACCTGGCGGAGGCAATCCGGCTGATCAGCTCCCGGGTGACCAAGGATGACGTTCTGGACCTCCCGCCCAAGCTGTTCACCAAGCGGTACTATGAGATGAGCCCCGCGCAGCGCCGCGTGTACGACAGCGTGGAGGGAGAGTTCATGGCGTGGCTCGACAGCGGGGAGCTGGTGACGGCCCCGCTCGCCATCACCCGCATGCTGCGCCTCCAGCAGGTCCTCTGCGGATACATCCCAGTGGACGGGGAGGATGAGCCCACAGAGCTGATTGAGAGGGACAAGAACCCCCGGCTGAAGCTGCTCCGGGACACAATGGAGGACGTCAACGGCAAGTCCATCATCTGGGCCACCTGGACCCGGGACATTGAGATGATCCTGGACATGCTCCGGGACATGGGCCGCAACCCCGTCCGCTATGACGGCAGGGTCAGCGATGACGAGAGGAAGCGGGCCAAGGACGCCTTCAAGCACGGGGATGCGACTGACTTTGTCGCCAACTCCCAGATGTCTGAGGGCCTCACCCTCAACGAGGCCAAGACAACAATCTACTATGCGAACAGCTACAAGCTTATTGACCGCCTCCAGACTGAGGACCGCAACCACCGCATCGGACAGGATGACCACGTCACCTACGTTGACCTGGTGTGTCCCGGGACGCGGGATGAGAGGGCCATCGACGCCCTGGTGGCCAAGCTGGACGTTGCCAACGTGATCATGGGCGACAAGAAGAAGGGATGGATTGAATGACTGTATTCATTGTACAGGACCACCGACGCTACAACCGGGACACAGGGCAGTATGAGGCTGTCCACGACCTCACCCCGGCGGAGGAGTATGGACCGCTGAAGTATCTCCTGAGCCCCACAGCAGCGCCCTGGAACCCGGAGACAGTGATGCCTGAGCTCTGGGAGGGCCTCCGGGACTTCGGGGACGCTGACCACCTCCTCCTGACCGGCAACCCCATCCTCATCGGTTGGGCAACGGCTGTAGCAGCCGACACGAACGAGGGGCGTGTGAACCTCCTCCAGTGGCATGGGCGTGAGCGCAGGTACACGCCTGTGTCCGCTCAAGTGTTTCAGGTTGACCCGGAGGAGTTTCAAGGGTAGTCTCTGAGGGTAGAGAAAAGGAGAACCACTGATGACTGGATATGAAGAATTTGCCCAGGCCCCGCTGGGGGACAACATCCTCGCACAGATCGCACAGACGGCCCGGGACATCCTGGAGGCCCAGGTGCTCGTGCGGGAGCGAGAGGAGCAGCTGAAGGACGCCAAGAAGGTCCTGAGCGTGCTCCAGCAGGAGACCATGCCCGAGCTGATGACCAGCGCTGGACAGGAGGTCCTGACGACCATTGACGGCCTCAAGGTGTCGATGAAGACAGGCACCCAGTGGCGTCCCGACCAGGAGCAGAAGGCCCTGACCGTGAAGTGGCTTGAGGACAACGGCCACTCCGGGATCGTCAAGCGGGAGGTCAAGGTGGCGATGGGGAAGGTGACCCAGGAGCAGGTTGATGAGCTGGCTGGGAAGCTGGTCACCATGGGGTGGTCCCCGGCGGCTAAGCTGGACGTTCACCCGCAGACCTTCGGGGCTCTGGTCCGTGAGCTGCTATCCAAGGGCGAGGACGTGCCGCTGGCTGACATGGGGGCTGAGGTCACCAAGTTCGCTGACGTGAAGACAGCCAAGTGAGATACCGCCACCTGGTCTAATGGTGGGAGGCCCTCCTGCTCGGGGGATGCGCATTGAGCCGGGGCGCTACAACCCGCCTCACATTGAGAAGGAGACGCCACATGGCGACCAAAACTGAAGTTGCGAAGAAGGAACAGGCCGGGCTCCCGGCTGAATACGCCAGGCTGGAGGAGTTCGCAGGGCAGGGCCTTGACGACCTCGACAGCTCTGACCGCTCTGTACCGTTCCTCAAGGTGCTGGAGAAGAACAGCCCTGAGATTGAGACAGTTGACGGTGCCAAGGCGGGCATGATCATCGACACGGCCACGCTGAAGCTGTATGAAACAATCCGCTTTGTCCCGGCCTGCCGGGAACACACGTTTGTCGAGTGGGTGCCGATTGACAATGGTGGCGGCCTGGTGGCTTCCTACGGGATGGGCGAGGACATTGCCAAGTGGGCCAAGACGCAGCGCGGCAAGATCAGCCTGCGGAACGGCAACGACCTCGTTGAGACGTTCTACCTGTTTGGCATCCTCCTCCCCGAGGAGGGCGATGACGAGGGCGAGCCCAAGCCGGTGGTGGTCAGCTTCACCTCCACCCGGATCAAGACCTATAAGAGCATCGTCAACCGCTCCGACAGCATCATGCTGTTGGGCTCCGGCGGACGCAAGTTCAAGGCCCCCTGGTTCTGCCACGTCTGGCGCATCGGCACCCTGAAGAAGCAGGACGGTAATCAGTCCTGGTTCGTCTACACTGCCGAGTTCGACAGCCCCGGCAAGGACGCCGGTGGTGCCCGCCTCCCGGCGGACAGTGAGGTTGTTCAGATGGGGGCTGAGATGGTCCGCCAGAAGTCCTCGGGCGAGCTGAAGATGGCCCAGGAGGGAGCGTCAGGTGAGCAGCCAGATACCCCTCCTGCGGGCGGATACTCCGGCGGGGGAAGCTCCGGCGGTGGAGATGACGAGCCACCATTCTAAGGGGCCGTCAACGACTGGTCGATGTCCCATCCCACTGGGACGCCCCTAGCATGCTGGGGTGCGGCTGAGGTCAGGGGAGCGGCGCAAGCCATCTATGATCCTGACTACCTGCGCTGAAGAGCGCACCCCCGGGACGCCGCATGCCGGACCCGGGGGACCTTTCACAGAAATGGAGGCGAACATGATTCGCAAGGCAAGACTGAAGGAAATGGCCCCCAAGGGGCACCCCACCGGGACGATTGGCCGCAAGGGGGAGTACCAGCGCCGACAGCTCGGGGCAGTGCTCAAGGGCGAGCGCGTCCTGAGCTACCACGCCACCAAGGGCTGGCGCAACCGCCGGGCATGAGCCTGGTCCTAGAAATGGAGCACGACACATGGAATGGGGACCCCAGCAAGACAAGGGCCTGTCAGCGGTCAGCCGGTGGCTCGCCAACCGGGACGGCAACCAGCTGTTTCGCCTGTTTGGGTACGCCGGGACCGGCAAGACCACGCTGGCCAAGCACCTGGCGGAGGGCGTTGACGGTGACGTGCTGTTCGCGGCCTTCACCGGGAAGGCAGCCAGCGTCCTGAAGGCGAGCGGCGCACCCAACGCGCAGACCCTCCACAGCCTCATCTACCACCCCAAGGAGAAGTCCCGGGAGCGGATGGATGAGCTGAAGCGGGAGCTTGACGAGGTCCATCAGATGATCTGGGAGGACCGGCTGGAGGGTCCCCCGGACCACGTTGACGACCGGCGCAAGACTGACCGCGTCCAGAAGCTCCAGGGTGAGATCAAGGCTGAGGAGCGCAACGCTGTCCGCCCCGCCTTCTCCCTCAACCTGGAGAGCAAGCTGGCCACAGCTTCCCTCCTGGTTGTTGACGAGTGCTCCATGGTTGGGGAGGAGATGGCCCAGGACATCCTGAGCTTCGGGGTGCCCGTCCTCGTGTTGGGCGACCCTGCCCAGCTCCCGCCGGTCAAGGGCACAGGCTACTTCACAGACGCCAAGCCAGACATCATGCTCACCGAGATACACCGCCAGGCCCGGGACAACCCCATCATTGAGATGGCCACCCGCGTCCGCAACGGGGAGCCCCTGGAGCTGGGCCAGTACGGCTCCAGCAGCGTGATCAGCCGCGCCACCCCGGAGCTTGCGACCGCAGCCAACCAGGTCATTGTCGGCAAGAACGCGACCCGGAACGCGACCAACCGGCGCATGCGCCAGCTCCTGGGCTTTGACGGTGCCCCCTTCCCCCGGGAGGGTGAGAAGCTGGTGTGCCTTCGGAATGACCGGGAGCTTGGGCTGCTCAACGGGACCCTCCACACGTCCATGACGGACAGCGAGGAGCTGGGAGGTTACGTGAACCTACGCATCCGCCCAGAGGACTACCCACAGGCAGAGCCCCTGCTTGTCTCTGCCCACCCAGAGCACTTCAACGGGGACCCGGAGCAGATCGGGTACTGGGAGCGCCGGAACGCCCAGGAGTTCACGTTTGGCTACGCCCTGACCTGTCACAAGTCACAGGGCTCGCAGTGGGATGACGTCCTCATCATTGACGAGAGCCGGGTGTTCAGGCAGCGGGACGTTCAGATGAAGTGGCTGTATACAGCGATCACCCGGGCTGCCCAGCAGGTCACGGTGGTGAGGGGCTAGTGAGCGCCGGGGAGCGCCTTGATGAGGCCCACAAGGTGGCAGCCCCGGCCATGGGTGCGCTGGTCACCATGATAGTCCTCCGCCGGGGCCTGACCCGGGAGCGGCTGGAGTGGATTGCCGACCGGCTGGAGCGGGCAGCAGCCACCATTAGATCGGTGTTGACCGACAACCAGGGGGACAGCTAGATTTGAAGTTCGTGCACACGGTTAGATGAAACCAACAACAAAGGGGTGCCTGTCATGGGTCCACAGACACGGGTGGGAGACTACTTCCACGCAATGAAGTATCGGGCGGAGGGTGAGGACTTCCGTGAAGCCAACAACAGGGTTGCGTCAGCCCTCAAGGACAGTGACGAGCATTACCATCAATTCAGGGACATCACCGGCCACCAGCGCTTCATGGCCGCCGGGCGCGTCCAGAGCGCCATGGGCTCCTCCCGGGCCACCACCCCCTA